TGGTGCATTATTAATACATGAACGGGGCGGCGATCGGGCCGCTGGAATGGAAGGAACTGAAATGGAACCGATCAAGACATTGCTTGGGGCAGGGGCGAGTAAGTTCTACGAGGAGGCGGGGTATAGCGTTCAGACTTGGGCGGGAGGTCAAAGGGGGTTGGTGTCTTATGGTGGTGATGAGATTTATGTTCTTCGTCGCGGCATACGGAAATGGGAGGTGCGTGACACGGATGGTGATTCTTTTTGGTTTTGCTCTCAATGGGAGTTGTTGGCTTGGTTTGGTGATCGGTTGTGAGGCGTAGGTCTCATCATGGTGAGGGTGACGATTTTGTCACCCTCACCAATTGGAAGGTTTCTAATTTTATTACTAATGTGTTGTTGAATAATTACCATGTTGCTTATTATAGGGATACTGGTCGCATTCATTATTGGAGGAATGGATCGAAGGAATATCATATAATTTCGATTGACAACATAATTTCAAGCAAAACGGGAATTGAAAACGGGGTTATTAATCATGGATAATTCCCTTAAATGGCTACTTGGCGACATAATCGACTATGCGGCCAACCAACAAGACATAATCGTTAAAACACCAACGATCGTGTTGAGTGCAAGAACAATTGGTTGTTTTATTTCTTGGATATTGATTTACAAGAAAAAGAAATTCTCTATTATTGGAGAAATAGGCGACACAGACACAGTATTTTATTCAATGAGAAATTTCATCTGCGACATGGATAAGGAATGTAATGAGTCAGATAATTCTTGAGCGCACAGGCGACTCTCACTGGTATTTGAAGGGAACCAATGGCAAGGAGTCGCCGGAGATTGCCGCGGCGATGGTGAAGTGGTCGGCAGAGTTGAACGACGATGTTGACGCAGACGATTAAAAGAAAGTTGCGTTGTTATGGCATGAGAGAGTGTTACACGCAAGGCGGTAGCAACATTCTTTATTGTGGATACACAGCGTTTCGCTTGATTAATGACTACTGTATGGAAGTATGGAATCCTTTCGAGACACAGAGCGGTGTTATTAATTACTACGAGTCATTGGAACAAAGAAATCTCACCCTTTACGAATTGGGCCTGGAAAGCATGGGAGTAATTTAATGTACTACCTTAAGGAACTGGCAGCGAAAATTAATCTTGAGGATCAACTGCCTGGCTGCAATATTATTGTTCGTTGTGATCGAATCCTAATTGATGCGCCCGATTTTCGTCTTGATCTTTATGGTTGGCCCGATAACCGGGTGGCGTATCAAGAAAAGTTGACTGGCTTGAATACTATTAAGCGTTACGGACACAATGGTGGCAAGCAGTGTCGCGACACTTACTTGAAGTGGCTTGGACTGATTGGTGTTGATTTGACAGCACTTGATATGTGAGGACATAGTTAACCCCCGGAAGTGGTTGGTTCCTTCCGGGGGTTAACTGTTTATTATGGGCGTTCTGCGGTGCGGGCTAGTCGCTCCCAGGCGGCCCAGGTTTCGGGACCCCATATGCCGTCGACGGTGACGCCGAGTGCGGATTGTAGGGATTCGATGACGCGGTCATGTGCGGCTTCGCTGGCGTCGCCCCAGATACCGTCGGGCTCTGTGCCGACGACGGACTGTGTGTAGGCGACGCCCCAGGGGAATTCGCGTCCTCCCCAGTTGCTGGCCTTGATGACGGCGCACATTCGCTTTTCGGTGTCCTGCCCAAGGATATTGTCCTGTACGGCGCCGAGGATTCGTTGAATGTCTCGGATATCGCCGCCACTGGAAACAGCGGAATTGTCGTCGACTACGCGAATGCCCCAAACAACGTCATCCATATCGCGCTGTTTATTGGTGACAACGCCTCCGTTACCCTGTGATCCGGAATAACCCCACGAAGTATTTCCTTCAATGGTGTCAATCTTGGTCCCGTAGGGTGCGCTGGTGGCGATTCCGATATGGTCGGACTCTCCGTCTCCCTGCCAGTCGAAGGTGACTAGGTCGCCGGGGCGCACGTCCCATTTGTTAATGAGGACGCCGCGCTGACGGGCCTGGTTCTCGCGGCCGGGGACGTAGGCGCTTACCCAGTTAATGCCTGCCTTGGCGAGGATGTAGGACACGAACATATCGCAGTAGGGGACGCCCGAAGCACCGAAGTATGGGGAGCCGGTTACCTGTGCGTACCAGCGCCCATACTTGGTGCCCGCTTCGTCGTCGGCCCATCGGGAGTATCCGATTTCCTCCTGGGCGGCGGAGATAATGCTTGCGCGGGTGACCATTAGGACGCCTTTCCTCGCGGCGTGTTAGACGCTGCGACGCCGAAGAATGCGGCGAACAGGAAGTTCAGGGCGCTAATCTTGTCGCCGTCAAGAATGCCCCAGACTCCGAGACAAACGAGGACACCAACACATACGGTGTAAATCCACATGCGGTATGCGTCGGGAATGAAGGGGGGCTTGGGGGACTCGTGCTCACCCATTGTTTTTCTCCTTGAGATAGGAAATGATTTCTTTGAGTTGACGGTTTTGCGCGTCTACGCTTGAGCCGCCGTGATTTGGCTTGACGTGATATTGAACGTCTTTGAGTTTGTCTTCAATATCTTCAAGCCGGTCTAGTACGCTGGGCATTCCATTCTTTCCGTCCCATGCGCTTAGCATTTCGGATAGGTGGTCCATAAAGCGCGTGGCTCGATAGATGAAGCGCCCAATGATTGATAATAGTGATATGACGCCGAGAATTAGGGCAACGTCAATTGTGGTGGGATTAATGTGTATCATCGGACAAAGATTTCAGCGAACATGTTTCTAGTTTCGGGCGAGTCGGAGAATAGGCGTCCTTTGCGGTACGTGCTGCGCATGATGCTGAGCACTTTGTCTCCGTACATGAGCAACCCCTCCCCCTCCCTCAGATCCGAGACCTTATAGGCCCATCTTACCCTATCCCCGCGGGGCTGGCGGCGCTGGGCGAACCATGTGCCTCCGTCGATCCATATGGAGACCTCCCCGTCGGGACAGCGCAGGGAGAATGCGTATTTGGCTTTTCCGGTCTTTTTCATGACAAAGTCGTCATAGTTATCTGCGAATTTGTTGGAGATGGAGTAGTCGGCATAGTCCTCGGCATAGTTCGTGATGAATGATCCGAAGCGGGTGTGTGCTACTTCGGACTGGAATTGCTCGCTGTTGACGAAGTCGGTGACGATAAATCCATCGGCGTGACGACTAATTCCTTCCTTGGGCTCAATGTGAAAACGAATGAAATAGGGGTTCATAATGCTAACAGCATTGGAAAGCATGAGACAACGCACACGGTCCTGATAACGGTCTACCGTAGAATAAAAGTCCATAAAGACTTTAGCTTCATCGGGAAGATAGCGCAGTGACCCCTTATCGATGATGAATTCATCAAAGATAATGGTATAAACATTCGGGTACGCAATTGACTTATTCGCCTGTGCAGTAGACAGTGGAATGAAATACCCAATGGTCTCCCATTTCTTCCCAACCTTGCGCTGCGCATACTGTCCTTCCACACGGAATTCCTCATCGGGAAATTCGTGCTGAATGTCAGCAAAGAAACTATTGCGCCCCTTGAGTTCAGTCTTATAGCGGCGAAGATAAATGAATTGCTGACCTTTGTTGATTGCATTCTTGATAACGATTTTCTTGGCACCGTAGGTCTTACCAAGACCACGGGCGCCCATAACCATGTTAAACACGCCCGCATATGAGAGCACATTAGAGAAACTATAATAGGAGAATTTCTTTTTCATTCGTGACGCCTTACCGTCCACCAGCGAGTGCCGGAGAGAACATCAATAGACTTAGTTACTGGGCCATAATGCGGATTGCCGCCGTGGCCTACTAGGGTGTTTGAGTCTACCACCATTTCAACGTGATCTGTTTCAGGGTAATAACTGCCGGTCGACCTCCATGCCATGACAATCATATCCCCTGGCCGCAACTGGGCCCGCTCAGCGGCCGTCATAGCCCCACCACGGCGCGGGAACGGTTCAGCCCCACGAAAATATTGATCGCCCGTCCAAGTGCCAACAAATGTATTAGACGTTGCTTTATAGGCTGCATACATTAAACCACTGCAATCCGTGATACCAGAATTGTCAGGGTCTTGCCTACCGGGACACTGACAATAAGCAAATTTGCCCAATCGGGCCATTACCCATGCGAGCGCCGCCGCGCCCTTACCCGAACCGCCGGGTGTAGGGGCTCCGCCGCCTCCGCCGCCCCCGCCAGCGTTGGCGGCGGGGTTTTGACCGACGATTGCCTGTTGAATGTCTTTGAGGTTTACTTCCCATAGGTTATGGCCACGGGAATACATCTGATAGTTGCCGAACTTTGAGCGGAGCGTGAGAATACCACTGTCGTCGGCCCTAATAATCAGTTTCCCGCCAGAAACGTTAACAGTCTGTGTATTGTTGCCAACACTTCCACCATTACCGGGAGTATTTGCACTAATGCCACCTTCGCCTACACCGCTAGTGTCCTTGCCAGCAATGATGTTTTTGGCTTGTGTGTATCTATTGCTATAGCGCCCCAGAACACTGTTAGCCATGATGTCGGAATACATCTCGCTAAGGCCACCACCACTGTAGTGGTTTGCGACCTGAAAAGCGTAACGTGGACCTTGGTGATAGGCGACGCACCAGAGAATAAATGCGTCCGTATCTGTGTCGGGGTTAATCCCATACTGTTTAGCAACACTGAAATAGTTTTCAAGGTCCTTGACAATCTGGTCGCCCTGAATGTCCTTGCCCGCGTTAAGCAGTGGCTTAAGGCTGTCCCCCACAGCGCGCGAGAGATAGTAGGTGTTCCACGACGAATCGGACTCAGGAACAGCCTCGAGCCGAGACCTGAACCCCGCATCCACTCGCCCGTACTCGGTCGCGTGAGCGCCGCGCATTCGGTTCAGAATTGCGGCGGCGCGAGTGCCATACCATTGCGCAATTCCGACGGTAATCGGATCATTGTAGTTGATCGCCGAATAGTCCATGGACGACTCAACCTGACCAATAGCCTTAATCGCAACCTTCTTGGCTGTTGCGTCCCACGCCATAGTTCCTCCAACAGAAATAGCCTGCCCCAATTCTATCGGGGCAGGCTACTCCTGTCTACTCACCAGATTTTGTAGGTCATGTTTACCTGATAGGTCTGATTTGCTGAGAGAATATCTCCTGCGTGAATTCCTCCTGTCTTGGCAACATATAGGTATTTATACGTCCTGTCATTTCCAATAATTGTTGACATGACGCCATCGTACGGGCGCGCCCATCCGGGGATGCTCATTAGTCGACCATCATATCCCACATTATTTGTGCCAACCTTGAATGTTCCCTGAATATAAACCCAATCCCTATCGCGCTCGCACGTGAGATAGTTATAGTCCTTCGCCACAGTCCCATCAGACAGTGTATGCAGGGCCATCGCCGGAGGGTTAAACCAACTCGAACCACCCTTGAGCCACACCTCAAACAGTTCCTTGACATGTGTGTAACCCGCCGCAGTCATGTGAACATTATCCGGGCCCTGATCCCAGGACTTAGCCTGTCCATCGCCCCAATGAACCCAGCCGCGCGAGCCCTCGCAGACAACGGCGCCATAGGGCTTGCCAGCGTTGACAACCTCGAATGTGCGAGATACACAAGACCTTGCCATCTGAACATACTCATTCAGCGAGGACTCATTGAAGATAACCGGGAGAACTCGAATATCAGCGTTGGGAAAGTACTGACGTGCAAGCCTGAAAAAGGTTGACGCCTTATCAGCCACGGAATTCTGTGCCCGGATGTCATTCAATAGGTCGATCACAAACAAGTACTTAGTTCTGCGTCGCTTATCCTCGGACATTCCCTGCTTAGCATTATCCAACTGAGTCAGAAAGTTGTTGTCAGACGTTGAAGTAAAACCTCCCCCACCAATCGCATAAACATTCGGATTCAGCCCCAGTTCCCGACAAAGACTCTCAGTCCAGTGGCTCGCTTCAATTGTGGCATTAGATGAACCAATAACAACACCCTCAGTGAGTTTCGGGTCCTCAAGGAAGATATCGTTAGCCTCAGTCTTCGTGTAATATGCAGGGAAACGATTATCGAAGTCCCTGCGCTGTTGGTCCAGTTTACCCTGAATCTCTGTCTGAAACTGTGCGTTCTGGGCCTTTAGCGCGTCTCCCCACGCCTTAGTCGTCAGCGTAACCCGCTTACCGGCAGGCGACTTGAGCGGTGCTTCAATGTAGTTGCCGTCAACCTCTCGGAACTCTGCATCAATAAGGCGCCGTTTGAAGTCTTCGATTAGCGACTCAAGTGCGGTCTTCTTAGTATCCAGTTCCTTATTCCAACCTGAATGTGTTTTCTCAACTTCAGTAATGAAATTGGTGACCGTCTCATTCAGTTTGGCGATAATCTTGTCCTGTTCCTCGCCAAAGGAATTCGTGAACGTAATGACGTCAATGACGCTAGAGCGAATTCGCTCAAGCACGTCAATATACGTCAAGCCGTCGCGGTAAGTGAACGGGGTAATGTTGTTTACCGAACGCGACTGAACGCGCCACAACGCTTGATCGATTGACCCAATAATGTCATCACCAGTAGCCATAATATCCTCCAAGTCCTAGTCCGAATGAGTATCCATTAATTAGTCCGTCAGGAGTATGGGGCATATCTGTGTCCCATAGTCCTAGGAATAGTTCGCTGAGTTCCGCGATTACCAAATCATCAACGTTAAGCAATGTCCCCCGATAATCAGCAATTGCTCGCGCCTTAGAGCCGGAATATCCCCATGAACTGGAGTGCTGATTATTGACGTAGTTGCTGTTTGATGATGACGTGCTATCCGACTCGTTACGCGATGTGGTGTCGCCCGAAGTAGATGCATCGCTGATGCTCGTAGCATAGTCCCCATCACCCGCAAGCCGTGTCTGGGGAGTGTCCGAGCCCACGGTGCGCCCCTTGGACTTGTTGGTGCCACTACCGCTGCCGGTCTGGTGGTTGATCCCCGAGTTCTGGGACTTGCCGTCCTGACTGGTCTCGCTGTAGTGACGGTTACCTTCAAGCGGGTCTGTGTTTTGCAGTTCAGCGAGATACATTCGATTATACCTGGGCATAATCAGTTCCATCTTAAGGCTTAATCGCCAAATAAAGATGTCGATAGTCTCGTGAGCAATTTCTTGAAGCCAATAAGTCTTCTTGATTCGATCATTCAGAGTCTTTCGATATGCCTCATCGAAAATCGGATAATCGTCAAGTCCAATGTGGTCATTGGTTAACTTAACAACGTCACGAAGCATTATCGTTGTTACTGACATCGTCACCCCCATAGGTTGTCAAATTGGAATTAGCAAGATAGTCATTAAGGTTGGGTGCAGCATTGTCGTCAACCGCCCAGTAGCACGAGACATTCAGTCCGAATTTCTCATTAATCTGTTCACATGCAAGTTCCCGCGGCTTCATGAACGACTCACGAGATGCGAGAACCTGCCCCGAATTAGCAGCGGCTTCCTCAACCACCATGCGCTCACGCTTCTCGGAATTCACATTCATAATACCGAGCATCGTAAGTGCCTCACCCCAAATCTTGGACTTGGACTCCATGTGCTTGATCGAGGAAACAGCACCGGCACCAGCATTCTGGTTAAGGGGAAACACGCCAATTGTGTTGGCGAGATTGTCCATACTCATATTCTCGGTGCCCCACACGACGGGTTCGCCATCGTAAATCTTAGAGATGAGATTCTGGATGGTAAGGCGCTGGTCCTGCGAACACGCGACAATCATCGGGTTGCGTTCATTCAGCAGATCAATTTCGATTGTCCTGTCAATCTGAGCAAGCCGCGCAGCATACGAAAGCACAACGTCGATTTCCGGTTCTCGGACCTGATTGCCCCAGATACACACCGAATCCGAAGCACTCACCTCGCGAGAATAAACACCGTTTCGGGTTACGCGGTATCCAGTTGGATTGTCCTGAATGTCCAGTGGCCCCGAAATTGTTGCGGGCATTGCCATAAACAATTCAAAGAAACTATCGAAATAAAACACGGAGTACCCATTATTGAAGATAGTTGCTTCAATAAAACGTGGGTCAATCCCATTAGGCAGTCCCTCCCAAGTAAACCGGGAAAGGCACTTGCCCATTAACTGACGCCTATACATGTGTTCTAGTTGCGCCTGTCTAGCCTCGGATGAGGACGGGGGAGACGCCATGATTTTCTTGTAAATACCGTTAAGCACATAATCCTTTTTACTCACTAAGGGTCACCCTAACCGTTTTGTCAATCCGATTATTACGAATGTTTGTGTTTCCAATGCGCTGCGGGGAACGCCATACGGTGACACCCTTTTCGAAAATTCCTCGCACACTGGCCTTGAATCCTTCGGGGATTGTGGTGTCAACCAAATAGCATTCAGCCATTTTCCAATATGTAAATTCAGTCATAAGGCTAAGTGTCTTCGGGAACTTAATCCAAGTATTCATCAAGTACCCATACCTAAGCCAAAAATCACCAATACTACGCATCGCAGCCGGTGAAACACTCCTAATTCTAGCATCAATCACGAGCCCATTGGAGACCATCGCAGACACATACCCCGACGTCTGACCAACCACAGACGGTGGAATAACCTGCATGTCCTGACGCTGACCATTAATCGACGCAATAGCCGCCTCATAGTCACCGTTCGCAGCGAATTGTGCCAATTCATAGTTAGTATCCCTAACGGACCTTTGCTGCTGCTGAGAAATCTGCGAAGCACCACTAGCCAACTGATTCTGAATATTCGCCGTCGACTGTGCCTGAGAATTATTAATCATCGCAGACACACCGGCCGTAGCCGCCTGACCAATACCAGCACCAGCCGCCGAACCATTCAGCCCCATAACACCGCCAAGTGCCGTCATAGCGCCCTGAGTTGCCTGAACAGTCGCCCTCATATTATTGTAACGCGACTGAGAATCGGCCATGGCAGAATTACCCCACATACTGTTCTCGGCACCCGCCTGAGTCGCAGCAATACCAGCATTAGCCACATCCCGCGCCGCCGTCGCTGCACGCTGAGCACGTTGCTGCTGCCACTTCGCGTTATTCACCTGAGCGGCCGCCGTGTGTGCCGACGAAGCAAGCGCGTTCAGTGAAGAATTGTTGACGGCCGAGAATGTTGGAAGTGAGGTATACCCGGTACACATATCCCAGCCCTCACCGTACTCGTTAGTCACCTTACCTGCACGGCGCTCAACAATCACAGATTCGGTGATTGTGTTGTAGTCCCGGATAGTGAAAAACAGGGACGGATTAGGTGGCACAACATGGGCATACTGATTAATGTTAATTCCCGCTGTGCGGATAGACTCAGGGCGAAATTCAACAGGATTCCCTGAATATGTTGTCAACTCAACAATACAGTATGGCGATGTCACAAATTTCTTAAGTTCCCGATATTCCTTAGGGAGTAACGAAAGAAATTCATTCCTAAAACTGGCATCAGTCAACGAATAATTGCGATTAATATAAACGCTGTTGTCGGATAACCATGTCCACGTTCCTTGTCCTGTTTTCTCACCAACCTTAACTTTGTCGCCGGCATTTAAGTCAACAACGTCTTTAGGGACAATAGTGATTGACCCAATGCCCTGCGCAACCCAAGGGTAATAACGAAGTCCTTCCATACCGGATTTAAAATTGTTCGCGGTGCACGCATAAATTTCGGTGCCGTTAGGGATTCCTTCGGTTCGCGAGGAAGTTGCCATAGATACGCGAGGATTATTTTCGTCACCGTAACCATTATTGGCGTCAAGTTTTGTTGTGGAAGTAACAATCACAACATAATCGTAATTATTAACATCTGCCAGCAATCGCCGGTAGGTTCGGATAATTTGGTGTTCGGAGCCCATGTCCAGGCCCTCAGGCTGGGTCAACCAGTTCTTTCCGTAGTTATCGAAAGAATCGGTTGCCGCAATACCCATATGCCCGCGCTCAAGGTAACTACGGCCAAAGTTGATCCGCTGATAGTAGGTGGTCCAAACGTCAAGTTGAAGTGTCAACTGTGTGGTATTGGGGGCAATGTAGTCAATGCTGGTAATGAAGTAGAAAAACACGCTAGGCGTGTAACCTTCAAAACCAATGTTGTTAACCGGGCGTCCGGGGTTTTCGACCATCACATAATTGTACTGATTCGCCTTAGTGAAAGGCGTAGGAATACGAATCGGTTTACCCTGCGCAAGATAAGTCATCTGATTAATCTCGACCTTATGCAGATTATTAAAAGACTTAACATAGGCGTAAGGTGTGTGGCCATACGAATTCCAGTCAACAATATCCCGATAGGTGTTATCGAAAGGCACATTAACCATCGTAATAACGCTACCCGCAGACCATACAGAATAATCAAACGACAAGCCCGCGCGGGTCTCAGGTGGCGTAGCATAAATCTCTGACATATCGTCCTCCTTAGGTCCAAGCATAGCAGAACCGGGCGCCCATTGGACGCCCGGTTCTGTGTTGATTCAGGTATTACTTCTTAACCTGAATGCTAATCTCCTTATTCAGGGGCTTATTGCCATCCTCGCCCTTAGTGTCAACATTCACACCAAGCGTGAGGAACGCCTCAGGCTCATCCGGCCCGATAGTGAGAACGCCGTCGTTGGAAATCTTCGTTCCCTTAGACTTAGCATTCTTGATGTACCAATCAGTGGCGTAACCCTTATTAGCGGGCGCCGTCTTCCACTGAATACTGGCCTGACGCACCGCAGCCGGGGGCATAATCGTCGACTGAGTGCCATCCGGCCTAGTCACAATCAGCGTAGTAATCGCTGCATTAGTCTCGGCCTTAGGCGTCACCACAACCGTGTTCGGCTTAGTGCCGAACGCGATAGCCGGGGTGAACGGCGAAGCGCTCATAACCGACCAGTGATGCAGCCAGAAATTGTCGTAAAGGCCCTCGGGGTTAGAAATACTCCGGTTCTCAAGGAGAATATCCTTAATCACGAAGAACTGCTTGCTGGTCAGAATAGCCGACGTGTCAGCCATCCCCAGCGCCTCACCCGGGACCGTGATGATGTGTGACGGCGTCTCGGCGTCGCTCCGGTTAAACGCCGCGGACAGGGAGGTCACGTCAACGTTCGCCTTGAACTCCGGCGTAGCAATAAGCACCAAGTCCTCAGGCCGAGCGAACGAGTGGACCGCCGCCGAGTTAAACGCGGGAGTCGGGTACTGAATCTTATTCGCGGCAACCCTGAGCGCCTTGAGCGCGGCGTCGACCTTAGCCTTGTCTGGCTCAAACGAATTCATGTCGGAAATCTGCATCCGATAGAAGCCGAACTTATCGTCGAAGGTCTTGAACAACTTCGTCATGCTAAGGAACTCGGACCACTGGTCAGACGAAGCCGCCACGGCCATAATCTGAGAAATCATCTCAGAAAGACCGTTATCCGAAAGAAAAGCCCGACGAAGCACATCGCGATTAACCGTAATCTTGAACTTTTCCTTGCGGTTAATCGTATGGAACGCAGACTTAGAGGGCGGCGGGGCCTGCCCGAACACGTCGCGCTCGAGATAATCGCGTTGCTCCTCATAAATGGTGGGCTTAATGAAGTCAAGGTGAACTTCCTCAATAGTGTCACCAAAATTCATCATGCCCTGCTTGAAGATCGCAAGCGGGTTCTTCCACGAAATATCACGAACAATCGTGGAACCAATACGGTTAACCAGCGACGACATAAACTCGTTACGAGTAATGTTGTCGGACATGATTCCTGCAATGGTTTCCTGAATATTGGCCTTGGTAGCCTCAGGAACCATGTTCTGATAATCGTAACGCGCATCGCTACGAATAGCGTTAAGAATATCAATATTTGAAGTGTCGTCACGCAACTGCGGCATAATCAATTCCCCTTAAAAAGTTCGCTAATCGACTTAGGCTTCCAGTTAGAATCCGGAACCTTATCATTTCCGGAATCGCTACTAGAAAACAATCCCGAAAGTCCAGCCAAGGTCTTTCCAGTACTCGCCGCAGCTTTCCTGTCAATCCCCATACCATCAACTATAGCATTCCCGGCGTCCTTGGCGGCAGTGCCGCCCAACTCGACAGCGGCGCCGCCAACGTCACCCAAGCCCTTAAGCACTGACTTGGCGTCATCCTTCGTGCTCTCAGCCGCCTGTTTAACATCATCCAGCGTCATCTCCTTAGACGCCGGAACATCGTCCCCAGCAAACGGGTTGCCTGTCTCCCTGTCCGTGGGGGTTAGTTGCTCACCAAGCCGATTCTCAAGTTCAGCCTGCAAAGCGGAAACCTTTTCACCAAAAACATCCGTGAGATGCTTCCAAGCCGCCTTGGTGTCCTTGAAGTGGTCGATATCGGCAGGGTCCTTCGGGGCCCCTTCAAGCATGTTCCCGTCACTCGGAGAAACGGCTTTCTTGTCCCCGTCACTATCGCCCGGATCAAAGACGTCGTTGCCGGTCATACCGGATTCCTCACGTTGCTGCGGCGTGAGGTCCTTGGCCGCCTTGTTCCGAGTCTGAGCATCATCCATGGACTGCTGCGGGTCACCCTCAGTCCTGCGCTCAGTCAGCGAACGACCACCGTGCTCTGCATTGTCCTGCTTAATCGACTCAGCGTTCTTCGCGTCAACCTTGGCCTTATTGGTCTTACGTTGCTCCTCATTCATAGGGGAGCCGTCCGGGTTCAATCCCTTAAGTGCATTCTTTTCGGCATCAGATAGTGCCATTTTTCCTCCTAAAACGGTAGGCTAGGAACCTACGTTCCTAGCCTACCATAAATACCCAATCATCTGAAAGCAATCCTGAGGGGTGCTACCCAACTAAGCCGGGCCCAGTTCATTAGGTTGCTTCCCGGCAATTAGTCAGAAATTACTTACCAGACTTGGGAGCATTCTTCGCCAGATACTCGATAATAGCCTCAGTGACAATCTCCGACTCATCCTTGCGCAGAAGCCAATGAGCCTCAGTCAGGTCCGCCTGAACGGACTTAGGAAGACGGAACTTAACGGTGCTGTGAGTAGAAACAGGGCGTGCCATGATTACCAACCTTAATCAATCTTCAATGTGAATGTTGTGTCCTTGAGGACTGTTCCCCCAGGAACCCTTACAGGAATCAGTTTACCATTCCAAGTGCCGCCGCGCAACATGTCATCTAAAGTCAATGTGGCTGCGACGTTGCGGGGCATGCCCGCGATGTGTACATCAAGTTTACCATCAATTTCCTCCGCGTATTGCTTTGCTCGAATATAAACAGACTTTGTGAAAGAACTCTCATGTTTCCAAGCCCCCAGTTCTACCGGATCGACCCATAGTGATTCCGGGGGAGTGGTGGGGCCGATGAGATGTAGGGAGTCGGTATCGGCATATGCGAATGTGTCATAGTTATCTTGTGCTGCACTAATCGTTTTCTTCCGTGCATACGCTGTAATAAACACCCCCATTGGTGTGTAAACAGGGTCCCTCATTTCAGGTTCATTCATTACCAGTGATACGCGATTGTCTTTCAAGGTGGGGTGTTTTCCGGTAATGTCAGGATTGGTGGCAAATTTTCCGTACAAACTGTTTAGGTGTAGTTTAGCGATTTGTCTTAGTCCGCCAGCGCTGTTCTTTTTAATTTCCATAAAATGGTCAACATATTTATCGAAAAATCCGTGTGAGCCGCGAAACTCGAATGTGCCGTTCCATGAATAGATTTTTAAGTCATAGTGCTTTTTCCATAATTCAATGTCAATATTTGTTGCTACAACAGTTGTAGGTTCTTTTACTTCTTCTAGGTATTGTGTTGGATTAAAAGAAAGATTCTTTTTAATTTGGATGCAGGGAATGTGGTTTGGTTTTAGTTTCGCTGTAAATGTGATTGAAGCAATGTAAAGTGGTCGATTTGTTCGCGGGGCACCATCTGAATAAATCGGATCACCGTAAGGAAGTAGTGCTGTTCGCATCACCGATGGATATAACGAATTGACGTCATACACACTTCCCTTTCCATTAAGTCGCTTCGAATAACGTGGGTCTGCGTAAGTAAATCCTCCGCGATATGCTTTACGTATTTCGCCATCAATTTCTGGTGAAAGAATTGGGAATCTGCGAATAAACAGTTTTCCCGTCATTTTCTTGTATGTTGCAAGCGAATCGCTACCCGCCGTTAGTTTGGTCATCTTTTCTTCAAACTGAACTTCGAGCGCTTGCGCTACAATTGCTACATCGTTTCGCTGATATCGCTTTTCTTGCTCTGTTGGAATATACCCTAATGGCCTGTGCTTTTCATAATCAATCTCAAGTTTCTGGTCATGCAAATTAAATGCTTTAGCGATTGCACTGACCGACATTGGCAATTTCTTAAATGAATCTCGGAATTCAACCCTATAACCAGTCTCAAAAACAACTGTGATTGAATAATACTTACCCATCCTAGAAATCAAAGAAGTGAATTCCTTAACCCCTGGGTTTTCCTTCACCCATTTATAATCGTTCTTCAATAGCCAATCTAAAATAAATGTCCCGTCAAAAGCAAGATTGTGAAAATAGATATGTGCTGCACGTTCAGAAATATGAGACATAAACCCATCGAGAGAAATGCCGTCAACATAATTCTGAAGTTTCCCAACCTGAATAATGCCCCAAGACCAAACCCGACAATCGTCCTCAACCGTCGTTGTCTCAAAGTCTGCGCAAAACGAAGGAACCTTTTTATGACTACGCCTAGCGCCGCCCCTTACGGGACTTACGCTTGTTGATTGGCGAGCCACTGAAATCGTCCTCCGGTTTAATCTTAACTTGCTTTATTTCTTTAAGTAGAGATTTAATGCTAGAATCTGTTTCCTCTACGTCATCATACCAAAGATCGTAGCCGGCTCTCCTTCGATCAAAATATCCTTCTTTCGCCGCTTCGTACATAAGCGAAAGTTGGTTGGAGAAATCGCCGTTTACAGTCCACATTAACCACAACACGTCATCGGGAATGTCTGTAAGAATATCAAACAGTTCGGGGTCACCAATAACATCAAGCATTGCAGCAATCTGTTGTTTTGCTGCCGTCAACTTTTCTCGCTTGGCTGCCTTACTGAGAGAGTCCAAAACAACATTAGTTTTCTCGCGCATTGCTTCGGCGGACTCAAAGTTCACTGTGCGCTTATCGGGATTCATTCTCTCAAGCGCATAATGTGAACCGCCGGGCAAATAAGAACGAGACGGTCTAAAATCTCTAATCCAGTCGCCTACGGTAACGTCACCCATATAAGGCAATTTAGTTCCCGCTACACTGCGTTCATAAGCGTCAATATCCTCATTATAGCGACGCACAGCATCACGATAACGACGAACGTCTTTAGCAGAAATGGGATTACCTTTGCGGTCAGAATAATACCAAACACTATCAGAATTATTAAACTCGCTAAGGCGCTCAAGTTCCCTCGCTGCATTCTTCAACGTCACCTTCCCAACAGCCGACTTACCCAAAGGATCATACTTTGTCCCACGAATATCTGCACCATCGTCACTAGTCGCCATCCGATACATCTTACGAACAGCCCGGTCGCGCTCAACCTGCAACAAATCACGCGCCTTATCCAAATCCGAACGATGTTGCTCCCTCGCACTCGCCTTAGCCGACTTAACCTTAACCTTACCCTGTTCCTCAGACAAAGTATCCGGCAAAGGACTAAAGTCGAGGCCACCAACAAAATCCCGAATCTCGGACGCAGTATTCCGAACAAGCTTCGCACCACGCTTAAACGAACGATAATGCTTACCCCAGTGCGACTTAACCAAACCAATCACCCCCTGCCCCCTAAGGGGCAGGGGGCAATCGCTATCCTACAAGGACCTCAGGCCAAAGTCACCGTCGTGTACTCACGCCCACGCCCAGACTTAGCCGACCCAATCTCAACAGCCACCGGCTCCGGCCACGACTTCACGTCACCCAGAATATCCACAAGCCGCTGAATCTGCGCCACAACCGTCTGAGACGAAGTCCCATACGCGTTTCCGTCCTTGTCAATCACCGTGATAGCCCGGCGAGTCTCAACCTCACCAGTATCCGTGTCAACCACGTCATCCTCAGTGATAACAATGTCCTTAATCTCAATCTTCTTGCCACGCAGTTCCTTGAAAGAAACAGCAGAGTTCTGAGCAGTGAAGAAAGCCTTCTTGCCGGCAAAGTCGTCAGAGAGAGAGGAGTAAACAACAGCCATGATCGTTTCCTTTCGTGTATGGCTCGATTTCATTTCAGAGTTCTGGTATTACCCGTCCAGCCGGGAATCTAAAATAATGGTTCTGCGTTAATGTCTTCGGGAACCAATATGAAGTTATCGTGTGTTAATGCCATGCAGACAATAGATGGCGTAGAAACTTCATTCTGATATACGCCGTTGTGTTCTGGCACACTCAGTGTATGTGTGTATGCATTATCCGTTCTCGTAATGGTAACTCGGTGTCCCGTTCCCTGAACAACGAATATTCTTACATTTGGGTTATTGGTGAGATATCGTTTAACTAGTAGGCGTTTCGATATCAGACAATTAGAGTAAACTCTCACATAAAAATCATGATCAATGTGAGAATCCCAGCCATCCACAGCAACCAACTCCCAACCCTAGACACAGCCTTAGCGGCAATCATACCCCCAGCGACACCGACAGCAACCCCGCCCGCAGTAAGCCTACGACCATGATCCCGCACGTCACTACAAGAACAAACTTTATCATTGCCAACAGAATCGTATCGCTCATTTTCCTGCCATCCCATTTCCTTATCGATCCAAATAAGTTCCCCATTAATGTTTTCCCACATTTTCGTCATCCCTTTCGCTTGCCATCATATCAAACACCTGAGTAAGTGTAGTTCCCTGTGAGAAATAATAAGCGGCGCGATCTGTTTCGATCCAATGTCCACCATATTGCTCATCTGGAAGAATTGTAATCTCTCTCATCTCAGTTCCTTCCATTCCAGCGGCCCGATCGCCGCCCCGTTCATGTATTAATAATGCACCCTAGTTATCCGCGAGTCAACCCAACAACGCGTGAACCACACCACACAAACAAATGTCCTGACATAGGCAGACCCATTGTACTGACAAAGGGCCTGCCTATTAATATGCCCTACCGCCGACCTACCATAGATGCATTACGTTGTCAAGCGAAATCGTGTGATACGTGACACTATTTGACGAAAAATGGGGGTGATCTTCGTTACATGAAAGGGGGGCACAGACATTGCTTGGGA